CACTCGAGCAGCTCCGGCAGCAATCAACGTTTTTGCATTAGCAACTGACGACGTCACCGGGCTAAGCGTGCAACAATTGAATAAAGACAATTCCCTGGTTGATTTTGTAAATGCAGTTCAACCTGCAGGAACAGCACAATATCAAACTAGATTATTTATTAATAATCTTGAGGCCGGGCCTACTTTCTTTTCCAGCAACAGTAACAGCGGATCAGCCGGTAGAACTATACCTGGCCCTTTGCCGATATCCGTACAAGGAAATTCAGGAGGTAAACAATTGAGTTATTCAACAGCACAGACAATACTCGGTGGTGGAGTTGCCGCTTATCAATTCATCATTAAATATGCAAATCTGTTTTAGGTGGTTTAAAAAATGCCTACAAATATTCAAGGATTCCAGATTCTCACGAAACCAAACTCCACGGAGTTAGAATCCTTTCCTATTTTTATTACTATACCAGCTAATACCAGGAGGATCGTAACCTTTCCAACTGAATTTAATTCTATTGCAATAGGCTTACAGATTGAGAATAATGACGGGGCTAATGCCGCAAGTTATAGGATTAACAGTTCAACAAACCCGTTAAGTAATTTACCAGCTTCAAACTTTAGAAGTTTTTCAGGAATGAACATTGTATCAGTAGAGGTTCAAACAGGAGCCGCGGGTTCATGTTTAATATCAGGCCAAATGGCCGCATTACCTAAATCAGCAGTACAGGAAGTGCTTTAGAGATCGGTTTCGGTGGCGGTGGCGAAGGATCAACAGGTGTTTCAGCACATTTACATACTAATGCAGTTGGAGACGGTGGATCTTTAGATACTACAAGTTTAATTAATGATGCACCTATATTTAGTACAATGGTGGCTTTAGGATAATGAAGATAAACGGACTAAAAAAGCGCGCGTTATGGGAGAGCATTCCATGTTGTTGCACAAAGGGTGACATTACAAAATCATACCCTTTGATTAAATGCGATTCTTGTAAATTTACAGAGTGTTGGAAATCAGTTCCACAAAAAGATTTTATTGTTAATGATGATATTATTGATAAAACTGGAAAGGTAACTAAAAAACAAACTAAGACAGTAAAAGAAATCACTTTAGTTCGTGGATCTTTTGAAGATGTGGTAGCTTGGATATGGTAGTTGGTGACGTAGTTAATCAACTGAATCCCGTAGTTAGTGCAACGTTAACTTTTCAACCTGCGGCAGGAGTAGAGGTCATGGTTAGTACAATAGGTGTTGTAGGTGGGATATTTTATCTTACAAACGGGGTAAATAATGGTTATTTATCAGTGGCTTCAAGTGGTCAAACCGCAACAAGTGTGAATGTTAAAATGTTTATCAATAATACGAATTATTTGCATATTGCACTCTCAGGAGGTTATTATAATAATTTTACAGGATTACAAATAAAATAAAAAAGGATTAACAATAGTAAGCTTTTACGTGCTTACAAACTGTTAACCCACCAGGATTTTCTAATTGTAAAAGGTTTAGATCATCACCTTTGTTTATTTTCCATTTTCTATTGCATGGTTTACAAAGTACTAAATGTTCGATCATTAAGTCCACCTTTCCCCACAAAAACAACAAATGGCCCGGCCTCTTGGATCACAATGTGAGATCAACCAGGTATGGCCAATACTAAAACTATTGCTTCCTTTTCTACATCTATTTTTTAATCGTGTTCTTTTAATTTTTGGTATGCCGCTCATGCTTCGATACCTATCTTTCTTGCCAAACTTAACACGCTTGCCTCGATTGCTTCATCTGCTGATTCCATGTGCTGCTTAGATCTGATCTGCTCTACTAAAGCCCAAAAGCTAACCGTCATGGTTAGAGTTTTGTGGACTTTGATCTCTTTTGTTTTTTTAAATTGTTGTACCATGTAAAGTCATAACAAAGTTTCTATTTAAATTAATACACACACACACTTGATATTTTGAGACTATATTCCCCCAAACAACTCTCTCTTAAATTTCTCGTTGTTTAGGGTTCCCCAACCCCGAAAGACATTCCCCGCAGATTGCCTTTCCCTTTTAGGATTACAAGTATCGTATCTAGTTGCTGTTTTATATGTAGTGGTAAAAAGCGAATACAGGCAAAAAAAAGCAATTATAGCGAAGGAGGAGAGCGCGAGAGGAGGAAACAAAGCAAATATTAAGTAAAAGATACACCAATTAGATATGATTGAACAGTATTATCCATTATTTGTTATGGTTTCGATTATATGTGCTAGCGTTGGCGCTTTTGGTGTTACCAGGAATTTTTCTCGAAGTTCACCAATTTCTAATAAAATCAAAAGACAATATGATATGTATATTGCAGACTTGGAAGCAACAAACAAACGCCTCACAGGAAAGGTCAATCAACATAAGAAAGGAATATCAATTTCAGCAGACGAAGCAGATGATCCCTTTAGTGCAATAAGTGCAGTAATAGACCAGATAGCTCCACAGCTACCCGCCTCAATTAGGCCATTACTAAAGAATAAAAAGGCACTTGATTTTATAGGTAATTATGTACAGTCAAACCCAGACGCAATTAAATCAATTGTGGAAAAATTCGTCAGCAAACAAGGGCACAATGCTAAACCCCAGGAAGCAGCTGATCAATCAACCTTGTAAGACTTGTGAAGATACTGAATTCCCTTTTACACCAACAGGCCAAGTATTAACAAATGATGTTGGATCAAGCGGTAAAGAACAATTCTTTCTTGCAGATTGTCCAACGTGTAAAGGCCAAAAGTTTATTTATGCCGACTAATTTCTTATAGAGCTATGGTAGTTTTCAAATCAATTACAAAACTTATTCCTCTCGCTCTTGCGGGTATTGCAGTATTTGCATTAGCTAATGTTATTAGAGATCCAAGCGGGGCTTCACGTTCTGCAGGTGCATTAGGACAAACCTTTGGCGCTTTTGGTTCAGGTTTATCTTCAGTTGGCACGGGTATTGGTGATTTACTTGGTGGTATTGGTGGAGGTTCTGCCAGATTATTAGATCCGTTATTTCGTGCTAAAGAATTATTTGATTTTGGAGGAGATCCAGTAGCTGCAGTAGAAAGCAGCCAAACAAGATCAAGTACATCAATCCAGGATCCTGTAGTTAATACCGCTGGCCCTAACTTGTCCCCAGCTTCTCAAACAGTTACATTTAATCCAAATTTAGCAGGGGGCGGCTTTAGTGCAAGCAGCTTCTTTGGAGCTTAATCATGGCAGCTAAGAGAACAAAAAAGCAAAAAGCCGCAACTGCTAAACTTGTAAGATTTAACAAAGCACAAGCTAAAAAATCAAATGGTAAACCAAAAACTAAAACTAGAACAAAAATAGTAACTAAAATTAAAACAGTAGTTAAAAGAAAAACTAATAAGGGTGGCAAAAAATCACCTGGTGTGAAGACATCATTAAAATCTATAACTGGATCTAAAACTTTGCAAAAAGTCGCACTTGGCGTGGGTGGAGGCATAATTGCCACAGCACTCGTGAACAGGTTTATGCCATCATCAGGAATTTCCAAATTCGCAGCTCCAATAGCTGCAATTTCTTTGGGAGGGATTGAGGGGTTGATCGGACAGTTTGCATTAAACATGTTTAGTACACCAGCAGGCAATAGTAATGTCCAACCGCAAATGGAGGCACTATAATGGGAGTTCCAATAATGCGACAATACACTCGAGCAGCTCCGGCAGCAATCAACGTTTTTGCATTAGCAACTGACGACGTCACCGGGCTAAGCGTGCAACAATTGAATAAAGACAATTCCCTGGTTGATTTTGTAAATGCAGTTCAACCTGCA